GACGGTATTGTAAAGAAGGCAAAGGCTAGCGGACACGTTGTAGCTGGTGCAGGCGCAGGAGTATCTCGTGAGCTTTTCAACAAGGCTCTAAAGGCACTTCCACGTAAGTACAAGCAACGCCGTGGCGATTTACGCTTCTTGGTAGGTTCAAACCTAATCCAGGACTTCCTATATGCTAACAGCATTGGAACAAACCAGACAATTCCACAAGATATCGCATCAAGCGTTATCCGTGGCGCAACCCCAGGACTTGGTGGTCCAGCAGGATACGTAGCACCATTTGCATTTGGTATTCCAATTGTTGAAGTTCCTATGCTAAAAGAAGCAAAGGATGGTACATATTCAGGTGAGACTGGCGATCACGGAGATATCCACTTGACATTCCCAAATAACGTAGTTATTGGTATCAAGCGTGATGTAACTGTTTATCGTTTCTTCCAGCCACGTAAGGACTCAATCGAGTACACAATGTATACTCGTGTTGGCGTTCAAATCGAGCAGGCAGACGCTTGGGTGGTCGTAAAAGACGTTAAGGTCGCTTCCTAATAAATAGGATTTAGATCTGCTAAAAGCCCCCTAAATTAATTTTTAGGGGGCTTTTCATTTTAATTTAGTAATGCTATAATTGTTTAGAGTAGAAATAGGAGATATATATGTCATTTGAGACATTAAAAGTATCTGAAGTAAAAAAGATTGCAGAAGATTTTGCAGTTGATACAGATGGTCTAAAGAGTAAGGCCGATATCATTGCCGCCCTTGCAGAAGAAGGCGTAACTTGGTCTGTATATAACAAGACCATGGACAATATGGAAGAAGAAGATATGACCGTAGAAATCTTGCCTAAGTTTGATCCAAAGGCGGAACAACCAGAAAACACAGTATTAGTAAGAATGACTAGAGATAACTTTAGATATGATATTATGGGATTTACGTTCACAAAAGAACACCCATTTATCGCAATGAGTAATGAAGCAGCGCAAGCAATTTTTGATAAGGAGGAGGGCTTTAGATTAGCAACTCCAAGGGAAGTCCAGGAGTACTACAACTAGTCTAGCCTTTTAAATGGCAGAGATATTAGTAGGTTCACAATCTCCAGTAACACATAAGGTGTTCTGGAATGGAGACGTTGCAAACGCAACCTCTGCACCAATTGTCAAAATTTATGACGTAACAAATGATCCAGCAGTAAGTCCTGCCGTTCTTCCAACCACACTTTTAACAACTATTACTTCAACGCTGGATGAAAATAATCCAGGAACATATACCGTTAATGTGCCATATGCCTATACAGATAGAAATAGAACATTAAGATTAAAGTGGGAATATACCGTTGATGGGACAGCTGTTGTTAAAACAGAAGATGTGTTTGTTATAACCCCTTATGTTGATTTTAACCATATTCAGGATATGGGTTTTGCCTCAGATTCATCTGATCCAGGATATAAGTCATACTCAGATTTACTTAAAGCAGAAAAATATGCTCGTAAACAAATTGAAGGGTATACAGGACAGTACTTTTATTTATATGATGACGTATATGTTGTATACGGATATGAGTCAGATACTCTACCACTTCCCGCCAAAATTAACTCTTTGCAAAAGCTATTTGTAAAAGATATTTTACTTATAGATAATTTGTCTACCCCTACAGTCAACAACTGGGGACTAGCAGTAAATTTATCAGAAACAAAATTCGGTCTTAGGGTAGATAGATCTAGCACACTAGACAACGCTGTCTATATCGCAAACGGAATGGTGCCTCCAAGCATTCATGACTACTCTGGAATATTCCAATCTGGTATACCTTATAAGGTTCAAGCAAGATTTGGATGGGAGTCTGTTCCTGAGAATGTAGAACAGGCGGCGGCAGAATTAATGAAAGACTACTTCTCTAAGGATACAATGTGGAGAAACAAGTACGTTAAGAATATATCCACGTTTGATTGGGATTTTGAATACACAGGAGATGCATATACTGGCACTGGTAATGCTTATGCAGATAACCTATTAGCAGACTACGTATTAACAACCAAAGTAGAGATTATATAATGAACAGCATCGTAGACTCTGTCTTGTCTATGAACTTGGATGTATACAGACAGTCTGAGATTCAAGATACCGACACAGGAGCAATTGTCAGAGAATGGAATTATTATAAAACTGTTCCATGCCACGTTAAAGGAGTTATTAGTAACTCTGCTACTACCCGCTCTAGCGACAAGCAAATATTCTCAAACAAGTATTTAAACGATCAGGTTGTTCAGGTTAGAACTGCAGAGAAATTAACTGCCAGAGAAAAGGTTACAAACATCAGAGACTCTGAGGGTAACACTATCTGGAATGAGATTAATTATCCAAATGAAACCCCAACAGTATTTGAAGTAATGGGAACAACTCCAGTCACCGATCCATTTGGTAGAGTGATTGCATATAACTCATCTATGAAGAGATCGGAGAACCAGCAAATTGGACAATAGCGGAATGTTGGTTCAAGCGGCAAGCGGACTCGAAAGAATGATGTACGCAAATCAAAACGGACCTTTAAAAGATAGCACAGTAGCTCAGATATCAGCCTACGTATATTATGAGGCAGCAGTATTATCTAAGCTTACAACTAATGCTCAATTCAAATCATTGTTTACAAAAACAATGTTTGATCAGATAAATTTAGACTTTGGGAATTATATAGATGCATTAGCAAGATCAAAACCTAAGTCTTTGCATCATGTTTATGAATGGAAAAAAACAGGAAATAAAACTGCAAGGCTTTTTAGATTAAATAAAATTTCAGAAGAAGGATTATCGTTTAGAATAAACTACGACTTTTTGCCATCTAGATCTATGGTTCCCGCTTCAAGTGGAAGACGCAGACACATGTTTGCAAATAAGGCTGCAGTAATGGAAGCAGGCAAGCCTTTGGTTGTCAGACCTAAAAATGCAGAACGATTAGTATTTGAAATTGATGGAGAAACAGTATTTATGCCTAAAGGTAAATCGGTAACAGTTAGACGACCTGGTGGTTCTGCCTCAACAAATCAGTTTACTTTAGCGCATTCAAGATTTTTTAGCGGCAACTTAGTTAATTCTTCAATTAAGAATTCTGGATTTCAAAGAATATTTAACTCAAGTATGAGTAAGGCACTTAGGGTTCCTTCTAATATTAAAAAAGTTCAATATTCATTTTCTCCAAATCTTATTAGATCGCAGGCAGATGCCGCATTGATGGCGTCATTTGGAGGTGCAATGTGACGGCAAACTATAAGTTAGATGCAATGCTAGAGCTTCGTAAATATCTATGGAAAGAGTTATATACCCGTAATATATTTGATGAAGAGGATTATTGGTCAGACAACCTAAATGAGAATATTGTCCCAATTATCCCAGTTCAGCAAGCAGCCGAAATGAATCAGTTCTTGAGCGGCAAGAAGCATATAGTGTATGACAAGATAGGCATGTCTTATGAAGACAACTGGCTAATTTGCTGTGAGCAAATTATGTTTACCCTATATTCAACATCGGTGGCAGATATAAATGAGATCCGAAACTATATGACTGATGAGTTTAGAAGGATGGATGAGTCTGCCAAAGATATAAACAAATGGACGGATCTGTCAAATAAATTTAAATTCCATAGCATATGGATAGCAGATATCTCTCCAACCGCCCCGTCAGAAGAACTTCAAGGATTCTTTTCAGCAGAGGTCATACTTGAGATCAAATATTCCAGAATCACAGACAACGTAGGCAGGTTCCTCTAGGGTTTGCCTTTTTACCTATTATGGAATAAACTTATCCTAAGAGGAAAGAAGCCTAGCCAGCTTCGATTTAAGATTTTAACATATATATATATTGAAATATAGGAGGTAAGAAAACTATGGCACAATCCGTAGGTAATGCTAAAAATATTCTCGTTGGTGCATCCCCGTTGTTCTTGTCAACAATTGACGTTAACGACTCAGATTACATCGCAAACGCAGAAGCAGGCGTAGCAATTGCATCAAGCGCAGGAACAGTAGGCGTCCCAGCATTTGCAGTAGGCGTATCATACACATCAACACTAAATTCTGTTGAGCAGGAAGCAGGAAAGTTTGGATATCGTAACGTTGGTTTTACTAACAACGGTCTTCAGATCACCTATAACCCAACATACGATTCAGTAACCGTTGACCAGTTGCTTGATACAGCTAAGCTGTTCAAGTCTGCGATGGAAGTTATGATTGCAACAGAAATGTCAGAAGGTACTCTCGAGAATATCGCAGCAGTATTTGGACAGGCAGCATCAACTCTTTCAACAACAGGAACTGGAACAGGAAAGAAAGACACTCTCGGTCTAGAGGCAGGTGCACTTGGTGCAGCTCCAACAGAGCGTCAGCTAATTGCAGTTGGACAGGCTCCAACAGCGTCTTCAACAACATCTGAGCGTGTATATTATGCACGTCGTGTATTGTCAGTACAACAGTCACAATTCTCACTTGCTCGTACAACTCCAACCACATTCCCAGTAACATTCCGTCTTCTACCAGATGCTGCTTATACAGGATCTGAGTACGGTAAGATTATTGACCGTGTCTTGGTAGCATAATAGATTTAATTTATTAGCTATTCTGTAAAACCCCCAATTTATTGGGGGTTTTACGTTTGTATTAGTATATTCTTTTTAGTATAATGATTATGAATAGATCCTAGGAGGACCTAAATTGGCAACAACAGTATATGACGTAGAAGAGGTACAGCTACAAAACGGACAGACCGTAAAGCTTAAGCCACTTTCAATTAAAGAACTTCGTAAGTTCATGATCGCAATCAAAAAAACTAGTGAGTCTCAGACAGAAGACGAAACTCTAAACATCCTAATTGATGCCTGTGCAATTGCACTAGAAAAACAGCTACCAGATTTGGTAGCAGACAGAGAAGCATTTGAAGATGCAATCGATGTTCCAACAATGAATCGCATTCTTGAAGTTTGCGGAGGAATTAAACTTGACGACCCAAACCTTCTAGCGGCAGCGGTTCTGGCTGGGCAGAACTAGATTTAGCCGCTTTAGAAGGAGAACTTTTTCTTTTAGGACATTGGAAGAACTACGATGAACTTGAAGAAAATTTATCAATGCCAGAGCTTATAAATACTTTCCAGGCTTTAAAGAAAAAGGAACACGCAGATAGAAAGTTTGTTGCATCTTTAAAGGGAGTAGATATAGGGGAGTTTGAAGAAAGCAATAACAAAGGTTCTAGTTTTGAAGAGATAGAATTGAGAGCAGCAGGAATACATGCTAATCCCAATGATGTTGTTTCACTACAAGGAAGATTCGCAGCTCAGGCTGGATTCGGAATTGGAGAAGGACTAGGATACGTTAAGGAGTAACCTGAATATAAATGGCTGACGAAACAATCAGTACACGAATAGTCGCTAACGCCGACTTCTCATCTCTAATTGCCGATGTGCATAGGGTTACTGCTAGCCTATCAAAATTACAGCAAGAACTAGCTAGCTCAAATAAGATGCTGGCAAATCAAATTGCCGTAATGAATCGTTCTTTCTCAGACACTCTTAGAAGCACTGGGCAGTACTCCACACACTTTGTAAGCTTACAGTCGGATGTTGAAAAGTTTGGTAAAAACCTTGATGGTGGAAAACTTAAGTTAAATCAATACTTTAACACTTTTAGGGATCAAGCAAGAACATCTGGCGGACTTATAAGAGATTTAGCAAAACAACAAGTAGCCTTACAGAACGCAGTATTACAACCGCTAGGCAGAAATGCACAAGGACTTATGCAGTTCAATGTGCATGTTCCAAGAGGACTTGACGAAGTAAAAAATAAAACCGCCATAGCAAGACAAGAGCTTCAAATTATGAATAAGGTAATCCAGGATGGCGCTGGACAACTTATTAACTGGGGTAAGAATACTCAGTGGGCAGGTCGTCAGTTAACAGTAGGACTTACAGTTCCTCTAGTTGCTTTCGGTAAAGCTGCAGCAGATGCATTTAAGCAAGCAGATCAAGAACTAGTTCGTTTAACTAAAGTTTACGGTGATGTTGCTGGATCATCAGCGGCAGAGCTTGGTAAGGTTAGAGATGACGTAGTAAAAACTGCAAAAGAAATATCTTCAGCAATGGGTGTATCTTTTAAAGAAACTATTGGATTAGCGGCAGATATTGCAGCAACTGGTAAAACTGGAGATGAATTACTAGGGTCAATTAAAGAAACTACAAGACTTGCGGTTCTGGGTGAAGTAGATAGACAAGAGGCTATGAAAGCTACACTTGCAATTCAGTCCGCATTTAAACAAAATACTGACGAGCTTTCAGAATCTATTAACTTCCTCAACGCAGTTGAAAACCAAACTTCAACAACTCTTAACGATTTAGTAGAAGCAATTCCAAAGGCTGGTCCAGTAATTAAGGGATTGGGCGGAAGCGTTCAAGACTTAGCTTTATATCTAACAGCTATGCGTGAAGGCGGAATTAATGCATCAGAAGGAGCCAACGCATTAAAGTCAGCCCTTGCATCTTTAATTAACCCAACAGATGTTGCTGTAGGAAAATTTAAAACTTTAGGAATAGATCTTTTAGGAATTGTAAATAACAATGCTGGAGATTTAACTGGAACGTTAATGACGCTACAGGCAGCGTTAGATAACTTAGATCCACTTCAAAAACAACAGGCAATTGAACAATTGTTTGGTAAGTTTCAGTTTGCTAGACTAAATGCTTTGTTTGAAAACTTGGGAAAACAAGGCAGCCAGACATTACAAGTTCTTGACCTAATGAAAGCATCATCAGAAGATTTGGCGGCAGTAGCTGGTCGAGAATTATCAGCAGTAACAGAATCAGCATCTGGTAAATATCGTAGAGCAATAGAAAGTTTGAGAGCATCTTTAGCTGAAGTTGGAGAGCAGTTCTTACAAATTAATACAGTTTTAATTCAAGTTATTGATAAAGTAATTCAATTTGCAAATAATTTACCAGGACCAGTAAAGCAAGTTCTAGCATTAGCAGGTGGATTTACAGCAGTAATTGGTCCAGTAATTATGTTAACTGGCGTACTTGCTAACTTCTTTGGATATATTCTAAAGGGTATATTCCACATGAAGGCATTCTTTAAAGGTGGAGAAGGTTGGAAGTATTTAACTCCAGAGATGCTTGCTGCAGAAAAAGCAGGCAAATTAGTTGAACAATCTTTTTATAGCGATGCTAAAGCAGCAGCAGTATTAAAACAAGCACTTGGTAATTTAATTGATGAATTTTCAATACTAGAAGCAAAAGCAAAATCTGGTGCAATGAGTGTTAACCCAGCAGTTTCAACAATGGCTGGAAACCTTGTTATGGCAGCAGGCGGACAAAGAGTAGTAGATCCAAGTCATCCATTAGCTGGAACACAAGGAACAAGAGCAAGCTCTCATATGGTTCCAAGATCTGGAATGACAGATGCACAAAGAGTACAGCAAACAATGTTTGGCATGGTTCCAGGATCAATTCCAGTAAATCAAAGAATTGGTCAAAATCCACAAATTTATATGAACGACCCTCTACCAAATGTTTCTGGTTTAACAACAGTAAAGGGAACATCAACTGGTATTGTTGCTGGTGAAGCTGCTAGATGGCACACAATGATGGCCACACTGGGAATGCAATCAAAGGCAGAAATTGAAAATCTAAAGAAAACAATTGCAGCAACGGGCACGGTAAGCAAAGAGTTTATGATGCAGTTTGATGATATTCTTCCGCATGTCAGTGTTCTAACAAATAATGCTGCAAAAGAGTCTGCGCTTATTGTTGCTGAACTTCGTGCAGGTAAAATTAATTTAGATGCAGCAAGAGCAAAAATTGTTGCCTTGAATTTAGAAACAGAAAGATTAATTGCTGCCACAGTTCAAGCACAGGCAACTGCTATGGGTAGAACAATTAACCCAACAATGGTTCCTACATTAAATCAGCCAGTTGTAGATCCTACTGGTAAATCTAATATGAGAGAGTTGTTTAAAAAGGGTAAGACAAAAGATTTTATTAATAAAGTTGCAGGCACACTTGGAGTAAGAACCTCTGGTGCTGGATATAATATTGAAACAACAAAACCTAGAAAATTTGAAATGGGTGGAGTACAGATACAAAGATATGCTAACGGATATACTTCTATTAATGCAGCATTACAAGCTGCAAAAATGCTTAGAGCATTCTCAAAGAGATCAAGTCAAATTGGCGGAGTTAAATTAGCATCAAGACGGTCTCCAAGGACTGGCGCAGAATCTACGGCTGGTGAATCTTATGGAGAGATGTATAAGAGAAAATCATCAATATATTCTAACCCAGAATATCAGGCATATGGAATTACTCCAACACAAAAATTACCTGGAGCAGATAATGAATTTTTAGTTCATGGAATGGTTCCAGGTTTTCTAAAAAGAACTAAGGGATTAGATCAACAGGGTTCTGGACCTTTACTGAATCAAAGCGAATATGAAAAGTATGCTTTAAATTTAACTAAAGCAACATCACAACATAAATCTTTACAAATTCTTCCAACACAATTTATTAAAAATAGACAAGGATTTAATGATCAGTTAAGAGCTGGTTCAGCAACAGCCATGGACTTTAGACCAGTTCAAGGATCAGACATGGTAAGCTTGCTATTATTCTTAAAGAGTCAAGGAGTAAAGCCAGCAGCGGCTAAACAAATTGCAGACAGAGCAGCAAACGTTTTGAATCAAAAAATTGTTGCATATCCTGGTCCAATGAACGAAGCAGCATTTGGTAAGCTTTTAAACAATGCTTCAGTACGTGCAATATCTAGTGGATTTAGACCAAGCATGGTTAGACAGACCAACCCACTTGGATCAGATATGCATTCTAGAAATATGGGATTAGTCCCAGCAAAATATCAAGAAGGTGTTACAAAACTTCCAGGTTATGGCGGCGGAGACATTATTCCAGCCCTGCTTGAGCCAGGTGAATCTGTTATTACAAAAACAGGAACTCAAGGTAACGAAGGAACGCTTCATTTAATTAATGCTGGATACAATGTTGATGGAATGATTGGTTTTAGAAGGGGAGTAGTTGGAGCAAACTTTAAACAAGGATTCCAAACTTCTAGAAACAAAAACAGTGGAGTTGAAGGCGGAGGAGGAATGAGTCCTATGGGCTCTACTGGAATGTTTATGGGTGGCATGGGACTATCTATGGCAGGAAATGCAGTTGGTGGAACCGCTGGAACAATAATGAGTTCTACTGGTATGGCTATGCAATTTTTACCAATGTTAAGCGGACTTAAGGGAGTTATGGGAAGCCTAACAAAGCTTAGCGCTCTAACAAAAACCTTTGGTTCAATTGCAGGTACCATATTTAGAATTGCTGGAACAGCAGTTAAATTTTTTACTGGACCCGTTGGACTAGCCGTATTAGCAATTACTGGATTAGTAACAGCATTTAAAATTTGGAGAAAAAATGTTGCAGAAAATAAACGTGAGCAAACAAATATGTTTGGGCTTACAGAAAAAAGTGCTGAAGAGCTAGGAATTAAGTATCAAACTTTAACAGAAAGAATGAAAGATCTTAGGGAAGAGCAAAAACTTCAAAAAGATACTGCCATGGCGGCATTTGAAGCTTATACATCTTCTGGAGTTACAGGTCTTAATTTAACAATTAAGCAATTAAAAGAATTGAAAAAACAAGCAAAAGAAACTATGCCAGAACTAATTGAAACATTTAATAGTATAGATTCTAGTAAAGTTAATGATATGGCTTTAAATTTAAAATCTCAAATGATTGCTAGCGGTGCAAGCGTAGAAGAAGCAACTAATTTAATATATGCTTTAATTGAAGCATCAGATAAAGCTGGCATGGGAGTAGGGGCAATTTCAACAAAGGGCTTTACTGCAGTTGTTGATAAAGGAACAGCAGCAAATCAAATTGTTGAGAACTTTGTAAAAAATATAAAAAATATTTCAAGCGTTGAGCCAGAAGCATTTGCATCTAATTTAGACTCAGCAGTTACATCTATTGAATCAGCTATACAAGCTTTAATTGGAACTAAAGATGAGTCTAATAATGTTATTGATGAAGCAAAAGCAGTAGAAATTCAAATGGAAAAATTAAACGTTGCTGGATTAAAAAATCAAAAAATTGGTCAAGATGCATTAGAAGTAATAAAAAAGCAAAGACCAGAGTTTGGAAATATTTTAAAAAGCACAGACAGCATAGGCGGCATGCTTGCTAAATGGAGAATTCATTTGTCTGGAGTATATGTTGATTTAAAAAATATTACTTCAGAGCAAGCAATTGCAATGGATGCTTATCTAACTGCTCAACAAGCTGCTCAAAATCAAATTTCTAGCGGCGAAGCAAGTAGCAAGGTATTGGGTGCTGCTGCAAAAGCATCAAAAGATTTAGGTACACAGATAAAAAATAACAATACGATAATAAAAAATGCTGAAAAGGGTACTGGTCTTTTAAGTAAAACTGCAATTAAAGGTTATCAAGATGAAATTAAATTAATTAGAGATCGAGCTGAAGCAAAAAAGAAAGCTTTAAGAGAAACATTTGATAAAGAAAATGCTGAATTAGAATTACAAAAAGCTAAGCTAGATTTACAAAATGCAGTTGCTCGTGGAGATAACGAAGCGGCTGCTGCTGCTCAAATTAGAATTCAACAAATTCAAAAAGAAGTAAGTCTTAAAGCAGCTGAATCTAAAATAGAAGAAAATCTTAAAAAAGATGAAAGTAAGATTCAGGCTAAACTTGACGCAAACCAGGCAAAGATTGACGCAGCTTCAGATAAAGCAAATGTTGCTGGAAAATCAAATGAAAATGTTATGG